TCATCCTCTTCCTCGTCGTCGTCTCCGAAGATGTTGTCCCAATCGAAACCACCAAGGGGGTTTAGCATTCTAGCCTCCCACTAGTTTACTAGTTCTAGCGTTTTGAAGTATTCCCACAGGAACACGTTATCTGTTTTGTAGTTGTTCAAAATCGCACTTGTAAGCTCAGCCTGAGTCACCGCGCTCTCGCCCTCGATCCCATCTCCGTAGGTCGTTGCTATCCACTTGATGAGTCCCTCCCCGAGTAGGTACTGTGACGGGATACCGCTGGTCTGACTGAATGAACCCATCGCCGCGACGTAACCTATCAGGCTCTGGGCCTGCTCGTCGGTCTGCGGGGTCGGGATGTTATCTTTCTCATCCCGACTCGCCCACTGCCAGGCGCCAACCGAGACGCCTGTCTCATAGATGGACTGCGCTGCGCTAGACCCTGGCTGCCCGGGGTCTAGTCCGACACCGTTGTCTATGAGGGAGGAAGATGTCATCGGGTCGGTGACGTTTTTGAGCCTTTCCCATAGCTGCCCGTGCAGCTTCGCAGCCCTCGTCTGGCTTTCAGTCATACCCGCCCCGGTGTTATTCGAGGGCGTTGGCCCAGTGCCGTACATCCATCCAATCTGACCCATGAAAATGGGCGGCACCGGGATGCCCTGGGACGGGTTGGGCACCTGGGCATGACCGCCCATAACCATCCGTGTGAGTGTCACTGTCGCATCGACGCTCTCTTGGAACCTCTGGTCGTAGGCCATGGAGAAGATAACGTCCTGCGGGGACAGCCCCATCTCGGAAGCGGTCACGGCTGCCTCGGCGATCCGTTCCCGGTTATGCTCCAGCTCCTCGTCGTCCTGCAATTCCCAGGCGCCGCTCGGGTCGTCCATTATGGCCCCGGTGGAGCCCTGTAGCCCGTACTCTATGAACTTGTCTAGGCCCTGCTCGTTAGCCGCCACAGCCGCCGCGTACATGTCCGCCTTCTCAGACTTATCCAACGGGGCCAGCTTGAAACGAACCGTCTCGGCCCCTTCGTAGGTTTGTAGGTTTTCGGGTAGCACTTCTATGCCAGCAAGGTCGCCTACGTGTGAGGCAAATGCGCCCCAGTCTTCCCTTGCAGCCGTCCTGACCTCAGACTCAGCATGGGGCACGAAGATGTTCGCGTCGACCTTCCGCCCGGTCTCGTCGTACATGGCTCTAATCCGCAGGTTCCGGTGGAGATCCTCAGCGTTGAACAGAATCTCATCTCTTCGCGCCTGCTCCTTACGGATCTCTGCAGCCCACTGGTTGGCACCTTCGGAGGTCTTGTGCGCCTCGATGAAAGCTGCCGCACTCACGGCGCTCCCATCGCCTGCTTCATACGCTATTCTAATCTCATTCGCAACGCTTGCGCTCCAGTTCTCTCCAACCTGCGCCAGGACGACCAGGCGGGTCGTCTCCATCACCTGCTCCTGCTGAGCCTGTAGCAGGTAGGACGCCGCCATGACATCTTCACTCATCCCACGGGGCATGGTAGCCCCTATAGCTCCCATCACCTGGTTGAACTGCTTGGGATCGTTAACGTACATCGAGGCGAACGCCTTTTGGTACTCGGACTTCATCTCAGGAGTGAGTTCCTTCACCTCACCAAGTTTGTCTATCGAGTTGCCGATGACCTTACTGGCCCACATCCCCTGCTGCTCAAACAGCTCGGCCTGCTTCTGGGCAGCAGCGATTGCGTCTTCCGTGGCGGCTGTCTGCAGCAGGTACCCCGCCCGGTCCTTATCGGCCAGTAGCTCCTTCCGAAGCCGCTCGTTCTCTACCTGCCAATCGACCTGCAGCTTCTTGCGGGAGGCTTCGTTCCTGGCGTGCAGCTGCCCAGCCGCATTCGCCATGCCTGCGCCGGTGTTACCAGACTGAATGGCTCCGAGTACCTGCGAGAGGTACAACATCGAGTTCCTGGCCCCCTCACTCTTGAGCCTGGACTTCCAGTCACCCTTCTCGCCCCATATGTTATCGTCGGGGCGCGTCTCGCCATGGGCCTCGAAGGCTTCCATGGAGTCCTTGATCTCCTCGTTCTGGTCCCTCCACTCATCCGTGTCGAGGTTCATCTCGGGTATCAGGTGAGCGAAGTAGTTCTCGTCCTCGTCCTCCTCGCCTGGTGCGGCAGAGAAGTCTGGGGTTTGATACTGCTCCATCTGATTCTCGAAGGGATCAAAAGAACCGAACGGGTCGAATGTGTTGCCCGGGTCGAATGCGTTATAGGTTGCCATTATCGCCCCGCTCCGTAGACCGCAGTCCCGGCCTGGACGCCCGTTATAACCGGGTTAGGCTGTGGTCCTAGCGCCTGGTTTGGCTGCTGGCTCCACAGATCCTGCCCACCGGCAGCGTTAATCATGGCGAGCTGCTCGATGGCCCGCTGACGCTCCATGTCGGGGTGGTCAAACATGTACCGTTGTAGCCTGGCGGCTGCCGTGGCGCCCTGTAGCCCCTGCTGCGACTGGGTGTAGCCGAGCTGGATCTGCTGGAGGCCAAGGTCGTAGTTCTGGAGGCCCTGGGTTGCACCAGCCATGACGTTGAGCGCCATTAGGTCGGCTTGTTGCAGGCCCGGGGCCATACTGATAGCGTGCTGTTGGTTCTGTTGCAGTAGCTGACCAACATTGGCAGCCATGCTCATACCGAACTGCTGGTTCTGCGTCATCGAGTTGATGGCGTTCAGATCCTGCCCGCGGAACGCTGTCTCCTGGTTGAGTTCAGCCATTTCCATCTGGGCCGCGATGGCGTTCTGCTGGGACACCATCTGCGCACTCAGCGCAGCGTTCTGTGCGTCCCTCTGCTGGTCAACCGCGTACCTGGAGCTGTCAGCCTGGGAGTCGATCCCGTACCGAGCTGTCAGGTCGGCCTGGGCCGTCAGGTCGCGCTGGTTGACCTGTGACAGGCCCTCCATCGCCAGGGCCTCACGCCGTGCTCGCTCCTGCACCAGGGTCGTAGCCACCTGCATGCCGAGAGCTTCGTGCATCTCCTCGGAAGACCGGATAGACATGTGCTGGTACATTCCACCGCCGTACCTACCCATACCCTCGGCCTGTGCCGCGTTGCGGGCCTGTGCCAGCTCGTGGGCCTCCAGGGCCTCGTTGGTCATGGCGTCGATGATGGCCTGCATCTTCGGGTCGTCAGCGATGTCACCGCTGGCGCTACCGATCAGCTTCTTCATCTCCCTGGCGTAGTAGCTGTTTTGCGCCATCGTGTCAGGTGGCACACCGCCGGGGCCGTAGCCCTCTGGGCGGGCGCCAGCCGCAGTGGCAGCCGCAGCCTTCTTGGCTGCTACGGATCCCTCGGCGTACTGACCGGCGTCCCTTACGTAGGTGGGCTGCGACCAGTCCTTGGTGTACCGAGGGTCAACCGCGTCCTCCTTCGACGCCTTCGTATCGTTGGTGTACTTGTTCCCGCTGAGGTACTTCTCTAGCTCCGCCTGGGGGTCGTGCCCCCTGGCAGTCTCCATGGCCCGGTCACCTACGAAGTCAAGGTAATCGTTAGAGCCCTCGTAGTTCGTGGCGTCCGCCCGGTCCTCGGTGCGCTCCTTCATCCCCTCGACGTAGCCGTCGTCCTGTACGCCTGCGGCCCGGTCGCTTATCCCGTCCCAGCCCTCCTCGATCTTCTTCGCCCGCAGCTTAGCCTTGCGTGCTTCTTTCTCGGCTGCAGCTTTCTCTTCAGCGCCCATTACTCAAAGGCTCCGCCGTCGTACCCGGTGAATGAATACCGGTCGAAGTCAGCCTGCTGCTGTGCCTCCTGCTGGGTGCGCTGCTGATTCTGGGAGTAGATCTCGCCACCGCCGCCTTGAATCGTGTCCTGTTGACCCTGGGCGTTTTGTGCTGATTGGGCCTGGGTGGAGGCTTGACCGAGGGCGCCGTCAAAGGCGTTACCCTGCTCCATCGTCGGGGCCTGCGTGACCGCATCCACCTGCAACGGCTGCTCAATCGGCTCGTTTGAAATGAACACACCGTCAGCGTCCAGGTTGTAGTCCCCCTGTAGCTGTAGGCGTCCGTTCCCGCCGATGCCCTGCCAGATCTCTGGATCCACGAACGCCTGCTGGTCGCCCGGGGTCCACGTCTGAGTCTCCTCGCTCCACGTCGGCTGAGCCTGGTTGTATGCACCAGCCGCAGCGTCAGTTGCTTGCTCAAACGCCATTTGCTTTCTACGCCACTCGCCGTAGCCCATCCACGCCGTTGAGCCTGGATTCTTGACGACGTTTCCCTTCTTGTCGTACCACTTCCCGTCGTTCCCCGCCTTCCAGCCCTGCGCCTCGGCGGTGTGAGCGCCACGGGTGTAGTCCTTCATGACCTCACTGACGAAGTACGTCAGAGGGTTCTTGGTAACTTCGTGCATGGCTGACCGCTGCTCGGAGCGAGTCCCCTCGCGGTTCAGCCTGTTCTGCTCCTCGTTTGCCTTCCGCTCCTCGCGATTCTGGTAAGCCTGGGCGGCTGCTGCTGTGACTGCCACTGCCCCCGCTATAGCAACTACGGCTACTGTCATGTCATTCTCCTATCTGTACGAAGGCAACTGCGTGCCGTCAAGGTCTAGCCTGTGGGGGTGGCTACCCACGAAGATGTGTCCGATCTGCGAGGTGTTCGCGTAGATGTTTACGCTACCGCTTCCGGCGATCCTCTCTAGCTGCGCGGCAATGGTGTACTCCCTACCACTCAGTAGGTGCCCCGCAGCGAAGCAGACCATACTCTGGTCTGCAAGTGAGATGAGGCACTCCGATTGAGTCTTCCGCCCGGTACCCCAGGGCTCCGCCGGGGTAGGGGAAACATCTATAGAGAGTTCCCACACACCCGCGCTGTTCCCCTCGATGTGTACCTGACAATATATGAGCGCCATCCCGTGATACTCGGGGGTAAACGTATAGGACATGCCACCTATGGTCGTAGGGGTGGTGGGCGCGAAGGTAGTCTCACCGCTGGAGCTTGTGACCCCGCTGATGATCGGAGACGAGTTGAGGTTGCCCGGCATCACCTTGCTGCGCATGTATCGCCCCACGGCTGCAACGTCTGCGTTGGGTAGTAGCGCGATGTCTCGACGGTTACTAGGCAACGCCAGCCTCCACGTAGTCAACCAGGAACCCGTGCAGCCCCTGGATCCTACCAGTTGCCGCTGCGGCCTGAATGTTGAAGACGAAGTTGGACCCTACGATCCTGCCCCCGGGGACGGAGTACCACCCCGCGCTGTCCCGGTACGTCTCGTCCATCGTCTTGGTCTGGCTGTTGACCATGGTGAAGTCGTCAGCAGCCTCGATGGAGATTGTGGGGTACGTGGTGGGGAGGGGGATCGTGCCGCCAATGTTCATCGTGTTCCACACCGGCTTGATACGCTTGATGGCCTGGTGCTTTACCGCCACCTGTACGCCGTCAGCACTCGCCTGCTGTACCGGCGTAGGCCAGGTTTCCAACTCCCAGGCGATATTGTCGTCACCGGTGAAGGCATAGAAGTCAGCGTTTAGATCCATAACGAGGGTGCCGCAGGGCTTCCGCTTGTTGGCTGACGAGAAGCCACTCCACGATGTAAGGGATGCCCAGGTTCTCCCGATAGTCGCAACGCGGGACCATTCGTCCGTCATGACGTTGTAGAACTGAAGGGTCCTCGCGAGGTCCCCGGCAGACCCGGAGGAGGTGGTGGTGAGCAGTACGAGGCAGTTGATGGTGGGGTCGTACCGCAACGCAAAGTCCTTGAACGCCCAGGCGTCAGGGGTACGGTACCAGTGAAGGGCGTTTACACCGGAGGTATCTGGCTCCAGTACCGTGTCGTAGAGCTTACCGGCGCCCACCAGCTTCGGCTGTGTCATGTTCTGGGACACCATCAGCTGGCCGTAGGCGTTGATGAAGAAGATGTCCCGGCCCACCGTACACACGGCAGCGTTCCATCGGGTGCCGAACTGGTCACCCACCGCGAGAGTCTGAAACGCAAACAAGTCTGGGCCACCGGTACGCACCATCAGCTCAATGCCGCCAGTCTTGAAGATGGCTATTGCATCGTCTGCAACCTTCTGTATCGCAGTGATCGGCCCCGGAACGGTTAGGAGCTGCTGGTAGTCACTGTTGAGGATGGGGTCCGTGAAGGGGTCAGAGTAGGCTACGGGGTCGTCCGTCGCCGACCACCACACCATCTGGGGGTAGTAGGTGGTTGCCGTCAGGGCGTTGTGCGCAGTGAGGAGATAGACGTTTGCCAGCACCACGTGGTTACCTAGCACCTCAATGAACCTGGCCGAGGGGTCGGCGTGGGAGTAGGTTACACCGGCCCACTCAGCACCGGAGAGGGCGAAGGATAGGTCCTCCTCGATGTTGACAGCGAGGCACTGGTCACCCCAGGAAACAAAGTTGTAGTATTCGGGCGTACCATCTGGAGACACCCGGGCGGCACGGGTTGACCATGAAAGCCCAAGTACCCCGCCAGTGGCGTATGCCACGGTGGGGTCACCAGAGGCATCAACCCAGACGTGCTCGAAGCCGTCCGTATTGGTTGCGATGGAGTCTACCGCCTTGGTAAACGTGCCAAGCGTGCTGTACCCGCCCTGTGAGGGGTACACACCCTCGCAGACGCGCAGACCGGCAGCGGGGCCACTCCCTAGCATGGGGGCATCCGGGTGCCACCCACCCTTCAGGCTAATGTAGCCCAGTGCCACCTAGAGGTAGCCCCGGGTTTCTATCACGGCTGAGCGCCTGTTGTGCTCCACCCTGAGTCGGTTGAAGTGGTCGGCGTACTCCAGTACGGAAGCCTGTGCCGCCTCCATGTCCCTGTAGTACCGCTTGTACATGTAGTAGATCGCCCGGTTCTTCACCAGGTCGTAGCCCTCTTTGAACCAGGGGGAGGTGTAGGTCACGGGGACCGTATCGGTTCCGTTCACCGGGTCGAAGATGCCCCAGGTGGACCCGTTGTACTTGACTATCGGACATCCGAAGTCCCTGACGTACCTACCGTCGATGACTCTATCGTCCTGGTCGGGGATCGGTACGACGATCATGGCAGACCGCTGCGGGTCTTTACTGAACGGGATGATAGAGAAGGCGGCGGGGGTACCCTGGTTGGTGACCGAGAAGCCGTTAAACTCCCAGGTGTAGTGCCGGTAGTCGTTCGTGAATTCGTGAGTCTTGTCTTTCAGGACACGACGACTCGTATCGTTGTCCCACGTAATGAAGGGGCGGTCGATCAGTGAGACGAAATCCGTAGGCAGCGGATACTCGAATACCTCGTTGATCGTGTAGAGTTCAAAGGAGCCCTCGTTGAACCAGTAGTGTTCACTTCTCAGGTAGCGAAGGGCGGCAGCTATCGCTCTGTCTGCCAGGTCGCCGTCGTTGGGCTTGTCAACCTCTTCGAGGATGTCAGCCTTCATCGTCTGCCAGTCAGCCATTCGTTACCTCAAAAGTGAAAATCCCCGGGCGGCGGCATTGCGCGAGCCGGGAGGTAGCCCGCGTTAGATGCTGCCACCCGGGGATTAGCGTTAGTTCCTCTAGTTGGACTCGCCAGCTTCGAGGATGTTGGTGTAAGAGACGAAGAACTGGAGGTTCTTGTCCTGGTCACCAACGGCGACAAACGTCACCAGCATGTAGAAGTCTACATCTGGGATGACGTAACCCAGCGCCGAGAAGGCGCTGTCAGCGCCCTCGGTGATGGGGGAGGTGCCATTGGTTGCCATACCGTAGTAACCACCGGTCTGACCGACTGTATTGGAATCGACCACCTGGCGAACGACGGTGCCGTCCGTGATGTCGATGTCAATATCGAAGGTAGCACCGGAGTCCAGATCTTCACAGAAGTACCCGGCGTCAACGATTTTGGCGTTGACTGGGAGCTTGAAGATACGAGACGTGGTTCCGGTGACGAATGTGGCCCACGCGATGTCGACCGGCTTGGAAACCCGCTTGATCTCGCAGGGCTGTGCCGGTAGCATCGGTGAGTTGGAGTACGAAGGCCAATTGATGAGTGCCATTGATATCCCCTTAGTCGATGGTCAGACCGCCACCGGCAGTCACCCATCGAGCATACACGTCGTCTTCGTCCAAAGTACCGAAGTCGGCGTAGGTTTCAATCACGACAACACCGTGGTCCCGAGCACTTGCCTCACCAGGTCGCTGGTACTGAGGCTTGATGGCCCCGCAAATGGTCGTGACTGCGATCTGACCTTCCTGTCCGAAGTCCTCAGTCTCGCGATCCCAGCGGTAACGGTTCAGACCGTAGCCACTCGGGGCGCGACCCCGACCGTGAGCGAGAAACAGAGCCTGCGCTCCGCCAACCCACGCCCGTCGAGTGTTACCTTGGATGCCGTCGACACCCGCGTTAACGCCCGGAGGAATGAGATCACTCTCGAAGAACAGGAAGCCACGGGACTGACCAAGAGCGTTGGACAGGAGGGGGTTGTCGTCCACGACACCGCCCTTGAGGGCGTTCTGCATCGTTTGGAACCACTCGCTGTCGCTCTTGTGCAGACTGTAGACCTGCTCAGGCGAAAGGAAGACACAAAAACGCGGGCCGAGAGGAGTCTGCGCGGGCCGAAGTTTCGGTCGGAGCAGTTTCACCTGACGGGCAACGTCATTCAACAGATCAATGTCGAACGTGTCGGTGGAAGTGAGAGCCCCAGCAGCTACACCACCCGGACGGAGGATGTAGTTAGTGTGGGGGGCGGCGATAGTGTTGTGCAGAGTGTACGCATCATCAGTGATGAGCGAGAACCCAGCAGCATGGAGATTCAAGGAGAACTCATACCGAGTGGCGATCCAGTCGGCGAGGGAGTCCTTCCCCTCCTCTAGCGTGTCCTCGGGAACCCACTGATCCATCATCGGCGAGTCGGTCGAGGCGTAGTGGCGGAGGAGGTTGACCGTCACGACTTGCGTAGCGGTCTTGTAGCCCTCTCCCCAACCCTTGAGGGTTTCGTTACCGGCGCGACCACGTTCCTCAAACTGATACTTCAGCTTGGTAGTGATCTGCTTACCAGGTCCTTCAGTCAGCTGATCCTTCAGCTGAACCATCGAACCGGAACCAGTACCCGAAAAGCCCCACTTGGGATCGAGTAGAGGACCCTTTTCTCGGACTTCACGTCCGAGGTCTTTCTCCCAGACATCAACCACTTGATTGTCTGAAGAGTCGAACCATAGGCCCATTGTGTTGTTACCTCACGTTGGAAGTTAAGTATACCCCATCAGGGGTCAGCATCTGCCTCCTCCGCATGTCGCACTGCGGGTCGCGGTTGGAAATGCTGACTTTCCCCGTCCAACTGAGGAACTCCTCACCGTCGTGAGGGTGTCTCGCCTCCCTCCCTAAAGAGGCGGTAATGGTCGCTACTTGGTAAAACAACTGAAACGTCTGTTTTATTCCCGAAGGGGTCAACTAGACGATGGTTAATCTGTCCATCATTACGAGATAGCCTTGTCTGCCAGAACGTCCCGAAGGCGCTTGCCTTCCATGGCCTCATCATAATCAGCCTCAGAGAGGGTCTGTAGATACCGGGCGGTAACCTTACCCCTGGGGCCAGCGCCAGGTACGGCGGCGATACTTCGGGGGTTGTTGGCGGCTCTGCGCCTGGTCGACGCGACCTCCGCACGACCCCGGTCCTTCTCCCTGGTGCCACGTCGCGGCTCGGGTAGTCCCTCTGACTCGGAGGCCTGCCACTCCTTACGGAGCGGCTTGCCAGCCTGCTTGGCTGCGTCCTGCGCCTCCATCGCCCTCCGCGACTCGTTACCCGAACCGGGCTTCCACCCACGTGCCTTAGCCATGTCGTACAGCCTCTTCCCCGGGTTGCGTTTCTTGTTGTTCCAGTCGACCATCTTCTTCGCCAGGTCGCCCCGCATCTTGCTAGCGATGTCATCCCTACTGGCGCCCGGGTTCTCCTCCGACAGCTCAGTGGCGATGGACTTGAACAGGTGGCCCAGTGCTGAGTCGTACTCGTCCTGACCAACCTTGGCGGCGAACTGCCCAGCCTTCACGGTGGCAGCTTCCATCTCACCCTTATGGAGACGGGTGCGATCCTCGTTGTCCTGTATCTCGGAGTCCCTGTCGAGGCGCCCCTGGATCTTCTTCAGCGAGCCGATGATGTGGCCCTGTGGGTTCTCCTGGGCGCTGGGGATCTTCTCCTCGGCAGCCTTCTGCTCAGCAGCACGCGCTCGGACAGCCCTCTGCTCCCGGGCCTTCGCCTGCTTGATGATGGCAGACATCTCGGCCCGCTCCCTCTCGGCGATACGGAGCTGAGCCGCCATAGCGTTCACCGCACCGGTGGTCTGCTCCTTCGCAGCAGCAGGGGGCTCGGGGTCAGCCATGAGGGCCTCTTCCATCTCCGCAATCTCGGCATCCACCTCTTCGTTGGTCTGGCCCGCTACGTTACTATACGTAAAGGCGTCGACCTGGCTGTCGGCGGGGACGATCCCCTCCTCGTAGGCAAGGTCAGGGTCAACCGTGGGTTCAAACTCTGCGACGTACTTGCTGCTCATTTACTCTCCCTCTTTCTGTGGTGCCTCGATTGGCTGGCCCTGGCTGTCAAACTCTTTGGGCAGCATGTCCATGTCCATCAGAAGCTGTTTACCGTTCTCGTCCGCTGCCAGTGCCTCCTGTAGCGAAGCGAGCTGACTGGCCGTCTGGGCCTCCGTCTCCTTCGTCTTCGTGTACTCCCTGATCTTGT